TATTACAATTCCTACATTATTTTTTTTATTTAAACAATGTTCATCTATATTTTTAGTTGAATGTTTTATCTTAAATTTTTTTAAGGTGTTTTGAAATTGTCCGATATTATGGCACAATTATCTACCCATCAAGTAGCTATATATTCTTTATATTATTCTTTATAAATATTCTTTAAATTATTTTTTAAAATCTGTAAAATATAATTTTTATATTTTGTTTTAAATGATTTATAAAATATTTGTCATATTTACTATTAATTATTAAATGCATTTAATTTTTAATATCTAATTTAAATATAGTACAATTATATTGAGAATCTTTTAAATTTTATTTACATAAATTACATCAATATTTTAATATAAAAATTTTCATCTTTTGTAATCCTGAACAAATATCTTGAGGTTCAAGATATAATTGTTTGTTTTTCTATATATTTTTATATAGGAAATTGTTGAATTTTCACAACAATTATATAGTATATTAATCTACAGAATTAAAATTTCTTAAAAATATAATATCTAAATAAATCATTCCATATTTTACTTTCTTTATCAGCTCCTTTAAGATCATTATAAAATTGAGCCACATTTTTATAATATTTTTTATTTTTAGGATTTTCTTCATGATTAATTACTTCTGTAAACCATTCTTTATTAATCGTATAGATATTAGCAAAGTAATCGGTTTCGATTAAATCACATCCTGATTTTTTCATTATTTTAATTAAATATTTAGGTGTAACTAAATATTCAGTAAGATAAAAATTTTCTTGACTGACCCAAGCCATATAAATATCTACTGGTTGGTTAGGTTGATCTTTTATTTCATTATCAAATTTTTTTATAATTTCAAAAAATTTTTTACGTTGACCATCATTATCTGTATACCAAGATGTATATATATTTTTTCCATTCAATAATTGTAATAATTTATAAGGATCAATTAAAGTACATAATATATGACCATCTTGTTTTAAATACATATTATGAATTTCTATTAAATTATTTACAGTATTTTCCGATTCAAATAAATAATGAATTGAAAATTGATAACTAATTATATCAAATTGTGTATTTTTCATAAATATTTTTTCAATTAATTGTTTATTTTCTGGAGTCATTTTAATTAATTTTTTTTCTTGTGTTTCTACATCTAATTTAACTGTAGCATCAGCTTGAATAAAAATCATTTTTGTAAAATCAGGAAATTTAGATACATTATTTTGATATCTAACCATAGCACTGTCTAAAGATCCAAATAGACCTTCATAATCTGCATCAATACCAACGTATTCATTAACTCGCGAATGATACCATTTCATAATATCTCCACCCCTTCCGCAACCAACATCTAAAACATTTTTTTTTTTGGATTTATTAGTATCTCTGGAATTGTAATAAGCCCCGCAATAACTATAAATTATAATTGATTTGATCCAACCATGATATAATCTGAATATTTCTCCTAATGTTGTAATTTTTTGGTAGTATATATCTTGTGCTCTTTCAGAAGATATTACTTTTGAATCAATTCTATTTGCTAACTGTTTTTGTTGAATTAAATAAGTATCTTCTCGCGATAATTTTTTTATTTCTTCAATAGTAACAGCTTCTCTCATTGATTTCCATATTTTGATAGCATTATCTTTAAAATTACCATAACGTTTTTTATCTCTTAATACTGATTCTGTTTTATCCCATCGAGTTCTTAATATTTTCCATCTATATTGATGAGGGATAGATAAATCATTAACATAAATGATTTCAACAACAGTATTATCATTAACTAAATTACCTTCGGTGTCACGCACTTCTTCTCTATCTAATGGAAAAAATGCTTCATGATTATTATCTTCCTTCATAAAAAGTACAGGCACTTCTTTATTACCTATAATATCACCTACATAAAAATTAGCCACACGAAATATTTTATTTAATCCTAAACCATTAATAGAATTATCATAAATTTCTAAAAAACCTCCAGTTTCTGTATTTCTTTGAAAAATAATATATATATCAATAGAATTTGTTGAAGGTGGTTTATATTTATAAATTGGATATTTTTGTTCCCTTTTATCTCTAGTATATTTTTGATCAATACATGTATAAATAATACCATCCAAAGTATAAGGACAATTAGTATTTGTCATACTTGTACACCCATTCCAAATTAAATTACTGAAAGAATAAACTTCACAATTACTTCCACCTGTGGGAAATAAATAGATTTTTTTGTAAAAAATAATATCATTAGGTTTTGCACCTGTAATCAATCCATTCAAATTAGCATAATATTTAATCAATTCATTTTCATAAAATTTTTCTTGCTTTATAATATTAAAAGGTTGATCATATGATGCTATATTATAATTTTGTATATTTAATTTTTTAATAAAACTATCAATATAATTTAATCGATTAGATAATATATTTTCAGTTCTTACATCTTTACCATCATAAAATATACAATCATACATTAAAAATAGATAAATATTATTGGTATGACATAATTCTCCTTCAATAACAGTTAAATTTATATCCGGACATTTGTACTGTGTTTTTCTAACTACTAAATTATTAGAAATTAAATAAATTATATTATTAAAAATAAATAATTGATATTTATCTCCATCTGCTTTGTCTGTTACTGCATATCTGTTAGGAATTTTATCAACGACGTGTTGAACTTCAGCTGATATAGGTTGCATTGAATATAAATTTGTAATTAAATTATTTTCTGAATTTAATAATATTTTTTTATACATTTTTAATACATTATTATGTTCTTCTTTAGAAATAATTTCATTAGAATTTTCTAAAACTTGTTTTACGAGTTTAGCTTCATTAAGTAATTGTGTTAAAATTTTATCAGAAATATCTTCAGTACCTTTACTATATTCCAATTCTATTTCAAATTCTTTATCAGCATAATGTAAATTATCTGGAGAATTTGAAAATTTAACAATTGTTAGATCTAGTCTTATTTGTCCTAATTTTTCATTATCAAAAATTATCATACTTAAACGTTCTTTATATCGAAAAGTTATTTTGTCAGCTTCTGTATATTGTAAATTTGATAAATTTATTAATATCTTTTTATCAAGTTCTTCTTCTTGACTTAATCTAAATCTTATATCATAATCATCATAATTTATAATATTTTTATTATCTTTTATTTTATTAATAAAAGTTAAATCATCATCATTATAAAATTGTGTTGTTAATATAGAAAAAATAACATGATTTTTTCTTTGATGTACAGCATTTAAAATTTTATTTATTTTATTTATACCATTAATAGATATTCTGTAAACATTAGTATGAGCATAATTATATGATATATCTAATCCTATTGTATTTACTAATTTATATTTTTTTAAGTTTGAATAATATTTCATAAAATATAAAACATTAATGAATTTTGTTATGGATAATTTATTTTCTTGTTTATAATTATAAAACATAATTTCAAATTCACTTTCATCATTTATTTTTGAAAATAAAGATTTAATTTGTGATAAATTGTTAAAAAACATATTATTTAGCATTAGAGAATGTTTTCTTAAATAAAATTATTTTAATTTCATTTTTTATTTATTCTATTATAATACTGGTTATTTAGATAATAAAAATAAAGTTTAAAAGATTTTATTAATAAATTTAAATTGAATTAAAGATTTATATCTAAATATAGATTATATTTATGAGTACAATCCTAGATATTTCATATCTATTAAATTCAAAAGCTTCTAAATCAGAAGGTTTAAAATCATTACAAACTAATAAATTAATATCAAGTAATTTAGTATTATCTAATCCTAATATAACAGCAACTTTAAATTTAAATACAGATGCATCATTTAATATTAATATTAATAACTCTAAACTTTTAAAATTTACTGATAATAAAATTATATCTTTAGTAGAACATGAAATAAATAATTGTATTGTTAAATCTAATTTATCAGTTTTAACACAACTTAATGCAAAAAATTTAAAAATAGAAGATACATTATTTGTTAATAAAATTGAACCTATAGATGATATATTATCAAATCAAGTATTAAAAATATATGGACGGACTATAATATTAGGTGATCAACATTCTATAATTCAAATTCCTGGAACAACAACATATGTCCATACTACAGATATTATATTAGAACCTAAATTATTAAATATTAATTTTAATTCTGATGGTATACCTAATGATATAGGTTTTGATAGTGGTATTTTAATTGGTAGTAATGCTCCCTATAGAAATTCATATGGTTATATTAAAACAAATATAAGTGCAAATGCTTTTTTAATTAAACCTCCGTTAGGGAATCCTGGTATAATACCTAGTCTGGATTTAAATAATAATTTAACAATATCAGGAAATCTTATTGGACAGTCTTTATTTATTACAAATAGAGCATTATTAAATGATTTAGATCTATTTAACAATTTAAATATTTCAGGTAATACTAAAATGTATGGTGATATGACTGTATTAGCTTCATTAAATACACAAAAAATAGTAGTTGAAGATAATTTAAATGTAAATGGAGATATTATAGTATATAATAAAGCAAATATAAGCGGACCAGTAAAAATATATGATGATTTATATGTATCAGGAAATGTAAATTTAGGAACATTACAAAGTAATATTATGATATCAAATGATGATATTTTCATTTATCAATATAGTTCATTATCTAAAATTATAAAAAATATTAATACATCAAATATCAATAATAATTATAATAATTATTATAATTATTATAATACAAATTTAAGTTATATTAATTATAATATATTCCCAACATTCATTTATGGACCAATTAATAATCCTAAATGGACTGTTAATAATATACCAATAGATTATATAGAAGATAATACTATTAATACAAAAGTTCAGCGTATACAATTATCAAATTCTTTAAATATATATCATTATGATTTAGTTTTAAATTTTTCTTGTCTACCTAATCAAAATATTATAATTAGTTTTTTAGCTAAATGCGAATCAATCAATACTAATTTATGTGTTTTTATTCAAGACGCTAATTTAGGATTAACAGATTTATATTATGGACATTCATTTACTAATTTAAATAATATTAATTATACAGAAATTAAAATTAATTTTATTAGTCCTAGTAATAGTATTAATATATTTCTTGGTGCATTATCTAATAATATGTCATTAATTCAATATTCAGGTAATATATTAATTTATAATTTTATGATTTATTCAGAAGATGATTATACAGAAATTAAATCTGGACTTCATATAAATGGTTCTAGTATTATTAATAAAAATTTAATAGTTAATGGTAATATTTCATTTATGTCAAATATTTTATCTAATTTAAATGTTTCAGGTATAACCAATTTATTAAATAATTTAAATGTTAATAAACAAACTAATTTATTTAATGGCTTATCTGTTACTAATCAAACTAATTTACATTATACTTCCGTTTTATCTGATTTAAATGTTTCAGGTATAACTAACTTATTAAATAATTTAAATGTATCTGGAATAACTAATTTACAAGCTGTTTCAATTGCTTCTTCATTAATAGTTTCCGGAAATACAACTATACAAAATAATTTAAATGTAGGACATTTATTAAATGTTAATAATGATAATAATAATATTAATATTGGAAATTATTATAAGTCTACGATTAATATAGGTAATATTGAATCTGTAGTTAATATATTAGGAACAACTAATTATATTACTGTTAATAATTTATTAATTCAAGATAAATTAATTACTTTAAATAGCACACAAGATGATATACCTATTGATAATGGTAATTCATGTGGTATACTATTTTTAGGTGCTGATGGAAATGGTTATATTCAAACATCAAATGATGCAACACGATTTATAATAAAAGCTCCTTTAGATTTAACATATTC